TGTCAATCTCAAAGGCAAGAAAGTAAAACGTCTTCGCTGTGGGTGTTGCACTGCCTATGATTTTCGTGAGCGCGAAATGAAACGCGCAGGTCTAAAAGAAATTAGAGACTTTGACATTGGTGCTACTGTCTCAGAAGAAACACAAAACAACATCAAAGCAATTGAAGATAATCAAAGATATGCTATGATGAATGCGCATAAAATTTTCTCTGATTAAAATTGAATAAGTAATATTGGTATTTCGGCATTGCACCGAAAGGTGTAATTTCGCGTCATGTTTATACATGGCAAAACCCACAGTGCGCCTGTAGCTTAAAGGTGAAGCTGGCAGCTCATAACTGCCTGAGTATAGGTTCGAGTCCTATCGGGCGCACCAAAATCAAAGAAAGGAGATAATAATGTCAAAATTATTATTCTCATTGTTAGCAGTAGCTTTAATATTTACAAACGTTCCTACTGCTAATGCCGGAAAGATGGTTGCTTCGTGGTATGATTGTGCGAAGCCTGGAGAATGCAGCAAGAGTAAGATCACAGCAAGTGGGCAAAAGTTCAATCCCAATGCACTTACTGCTGCACACAAAACTCTGCCATTCGGCACAAAATTGAAAGTAACTTACAAGGGTAAGTCTGTCATTGTAACTATTAATGACCGTGGTCCCTTCATTAAGGGAAGACACCTGGATCTCTCAAGGGCAGCGGCACGAAAGATAGGCTGCAAGGGAGTCTGCACAGTTACCGTTAAAGTGTTGTAAAACAAAACAGAGTAGGGGTTAACAGCCCCTACTTATTTTTCAGGAGTAGAAATGATTACAAAAGAAGAAAAACTAACTATTCCAACCCTAGAAGATTATCACTATTATCTTTTTAATGATGATTTCAATTCAAAATCTACGGGAGATCTAATCAAGTTCGTTATTGAAAGAAATCTTATGGATAAGAATAAACCAAAGATGATGAAACTCATCATCAACTCTCCCGGGGGCGAAGTAAGTTCTGCTTTCGCATTGATTGACACAATGAAGGGTTCTAAGATTCCTATATATACTTACGGACTCGGAGAAATTGCCAGCTGCGGTTTGCTTACCTTTATAGCTGGTGAAAAGGGCAAGAGATTTATCACAAGAAACACTGCCATCCTTTCTCATCAATTCAGTTGGGGTTCTTGGGGCAAAGAGCATGAGCTGATGGCAAGAGTAAAAGAATTTAATAATACCCAAGAACGAATTATAGAACATTACAAACGCTGTACTGGTCTAACAGAAAAACAAATTAAAACATACCTATTACCTCCAGAAGATGTTTGGCTCACAGCCAAAGAAGCTGTTAAATACGGCATAGCTGATGAGATTGTGGATTTCTATTGAAGATAAATAATACTTTACAAATATTGAGAATAGAATATAATAGAGGTGAATTATGGATGTAACAGTCTACACTAAAGATAACTGCTCTTACTGCACTAACGCTAAGTTGTTATTGACAAGCAAGGGTATTTCCTACAACGAAAAGAAACTCGGAGAAGATTTTACTCGGGAGATCCTGTTGGATATGTTTCCCGAAGCCAGAACTTTTCCAGTAATTGTCATTGATGGTTTTAACATCGGTGGCTACGACCAACTGAAAGAACATCTTTCAACACAAACAAGTGATTCTAGAAAATATCTAATTGAGGGTTAATATGAAGTATCAACGTGATGATCTTCTCAAAGATCTTAGAGAGTATGTTATTGAAGTTCATTTTACTAAGGTTGATGGTACAAACAGAGTTATGCGTTGTACTCTAGACCCAAAGCACCTACCTAAATCATACAACGAAGATGTTGAAACTGAGCGTCAGTTTCACAGAGAGAATAAGGATGTTATTTCTGCCTGGGATGTTCAGAAGGGTGGATGGCGTTCTTTCAGAATTGACTCTGTAGAATATGTACAGGTCATAGACGGCTATTAACAATTTAATCAAGGAGTTAAAATGGAATGGAATACTGGGGTTATCACCTAATTCTCGATTGCGCTGGACTAAACGCAGAATCAATCAGAAGCAAAGAAAACATTTATAATTTTGCCAAGCAGCTTGTCAATGATATTGACATGGTTGCTTATGGAGAACCAGTTATTGTCAAGTTTGGACATTCTGGTAAGGAAGGTTACACATTAGTTCAGCTTATTGAGACCAGTAATATCTGCGTCCATTTCGTTGAAGAAGATAATACTGCTTACTTCGACATCTTCTCATGTAAGACTTATGACAACGATGTTGTCATTGGTTTGATTAAGGAGTATTTCGGAGCTAAGAGCGTTCGTCAAACTTATCTGACTCGTCAGGCATAATATGCACAAAGTTGTTGGTTTCACCTGCAGCGCATTCGATTTATTTCATGCTGGACATGTGGCGATGCTTGCGGAGTGTAAGCAACACTGCGACTATCTTAAAGTAGGACTTCAGGTCGATCCGTCAAAAGATCGACCTGAGAAAAACAAACCCGTTCAATCTGTATATGAAAGATATATACAGTTGAGCGGGTGCAAGTATGTGGACGAGATAATCCCATACGAAACAGAAGCCGATCTCAGAAACCTTCTATCCATAGAAGATATACACGTGAGGTTTGTTGGCGAAGAATATAAAGGCGTTCCTCTCACAGGCGATGAAATCTGCGAACATAGAGAAATAAGAATACATTATAACACTAGACTACATACATATAGTTCTAGTGAATTGAGGAGAAGATTGAAATGAGTTTTAGCGATCAATTTTTTGAAGAAGTTGTAAACATCGCAGCACAAATAGATAAGAACACAATCGAAAAGATTGTTACAGAACTAGCAATTATCAGAGAAAAGAATGGTCGTGTATTTGTTATTGGCGTAGGTGGTTCCGCTGGTAATGCCTCTCATATGGTCAACGACCTACGTAAGCTTTGTAACATCGAAGCCTACTGTCCAACCGACAACGTGCCTGAGTTAACTGCGCGTACCAATGACGAAGGGTTCCATACAGTTTTTGATCGCTACCTTAGCGTCAGCAACTTCAGCGAGAACGATGCTATCTTCGTATTGTCAGTTGGTGGCGGAGATAAGGAAAAGAATGTTTCTGTAGGTATTATCAATGCTGCTCAGTATGCCAAGGCAAACAGAGGACAGGTGTTTGGTATCGTAGGAAAGAAGGATGGTTATATTGCTCAGAATGCAGATCTTTGTGTAGTTGTTCCTAATGTTGAGCCTAAACGAGTTACACCTCATAGCGAAGCTTTCCAAGCTGTTGTATGGCATTGTATTGTATCACATCCTGTGCTTCAGGAGAACTCTACAAAATGGTAAAGATTTGTTTTATAGATCGCGATGGCGTAATTAACAAGCTTGTTCCTCGTGAAGGTATGACTGCTTGTGCGCCATGGACTTTAGAACAATTTGAATACCAACCTAAAGTTCATGAAGCATTTAACAACATCAAGAACAAAGGTTACATCACAATCATAGCAACCAATCAGCCAGATGTTAAAGATGGCTATATGACTTGGGATAATCTAAACGCAATTCATAACAAGATCAGATCGGATTTTGAAGTTGATGAATTGTACATGGCTCATACAAGAGGCGAGCCTGATTACAAACCAAATCCTGGAATGTTGATAAGAGGGTTGGAGTATTACAACGCTGACCCAGCGCACTGTTATTTTATTGGTGATAGTGACAAAGATATAATTGCTGGCCACAGGGCTGGTATAAATACAATATGGGTAAACGACAAGTGGTTAGAAAACAAAGAGTGGAATCTTAAGAAAGATTACAAAGATAAGTACGGTGACATAAAGCCTGATTATACTACTGACAGTTTATGGCGTGCAAGCTTTTTATTATAGGAGTTAGATAATGATTCATGTTTATGCCGATGGTGCCGATTACAATGGCATCATGGAAGCTGCGATGAACAAAGACATCAAGGGATTTACTACAAACCCAACCTTGATGAAGGCAGCAGGAATTACAAATTTTTCAGATTTCGCACACAATATTATCCCTCGTCTAAAGAGCATTAGACCTGACACGAACATCAGCCTTGAAGTCTTTGCTGACGAAAAGGAAGAGATGCGTCGTCAAGCTAAGATCATTGCTGGTTGGGGCGATAAGTTTGAGTATAAGGTTTATGTTAAGATTCCTGTTATGAATACACAGGGCGTATACAACTATGATCTTATCAAAGAGTTGCTTGAGGAAGGCACTAACGTCAATGTTACTGCCGTGTTTACCAAGTATCAATCTATGGGCATTCTAGAAAAGCTAGAAAAGAAAGTAGGTTCATTGATTATCTCTGTGTTTGCTGGTCGTGTCGCTGACACACTTCGTGATCCTGAGAAGGTTATGACTGACTGTATGTATCAGGATCGTGACCGCAAGGCAGAGTTCCTTTGGGCTTCGTGTCGTGAAGTTTTCAACTACACTCAGGCGTATCGTACAGGATGTGACATCATCACCATGACTCCTGATCAGATTAAGAAGTTCAGCCTACGCAACAAGGATCTTGAGCAGTATTCAAAGGAAACTGTTCAGATGTTTTACAATGATGCACAGAAGTCAGGATTTGCGCTATGATCGGATTTGAAGAAAACGAAATTTCAGCTAAGGCTCAGGGCGGAACAGAAATCGCGAAGCGTAAACTTGCTGAGTTAATCGACCCAGAGTTACTCAAGAACTTTCAAATTATCTGTTCTCGTCAAAGAACTTATGAACCAGATAAGCTTCGTGTGTTCTGGTGTCATGATTTGCCAGAGGATCCAGAGTCAAAGAAGTTCCAAGACCATGAGTTCCAGAGAAACATTCACAAGTACATTTTTATTTCAAACTGGCAGTTCCAACGCTACCAGCTTGTACATGGTGTGCCTTATGATGGTAAGTCTGATGTTATTGAGTCAGGCATTGAGCCAGCACCAGAGTCTGCTTTAACAAAGCCTGACGATGGTAAGATCCATATCGCTTACACATCTACGCCGCAGCGTGGACTTGAGATTCTAGTGCCAGTGTTTAAGCATCTTGCTCAGCAGTATCCGAACATTCATCTACATGTTTACTCGAGCTTCAAGATCTATGGTTGGGATCAGATGGACGCTCAGTACG